ACCACCAAAGTCAGCCTCACCAAAGTCAGCCTCACCAAAGTTACCACCTCCACCTCCACCGAAGTCGTCTCCACCTCCCATGTCACCCTCGTCACCTTCTTCATCAGTATTAACATCTTCACCGATTTCACCGTAAAGTTTATCAACCTTATCAAAGTAACCAGTTTTCTTAATAACGTTAGGTGTGTTTTCAAGTTCAGTTGAAACAGCTCGTTCAACTCTTTGTTGTTCTAAGTCTAATGTAATTTCATCATTAGAGAAGTTAAATATGTTTTTCTTAGCCCACGTATGAGATGTTGGTGCTATACCATCAACCGCTGTAACAAGGTCTTTATATAATAAAACTTCTTCTTTCCATTGTTCTATTTTTAACATTTCACCTTGTGTAGATGGGTTGGTTAACATCAATTGGAAGTTGTTCAACTCTTCCTCAAAACCTAAAATATATAAATGGATAATAGCTATTTTATTCAACTCCTGAATCATAGCTTGTTGTATTCTATTCACCGTTCTAGCAAATCTAATATCCATTAAGGCTAAATTTTTACCCTCACCCTGTGCATCCTCAAAACCTAATATTGGTTTTGGTATCCTAAGGGCTGTAACCATTTTTCTTTGGATATATTGAATATCAGCAATTTGGTCTAAGTTTTGTGCACCAGCCAATGTTTCGATTGGACTTGATGTATTCATATCCCTAACGGGGATAAAGTAATCTTGGTCAACAGCTAATGTGTTATATCTAAGGTCAACCTGTCCTGTCTGATTATCAGCTTTCTGTGTTCTTTTGAATTTATTAGCAACTTTTTGTACATAAGATTCAACATCCTTATCATCAATATTACCAACATACACTTTAAATACTCTTCTTTCAGGTGCTCTCACCACACGATATACTAACATAGCATCTTCCGCTAATAATAATTGTTTCCATATACGTCTTACTTTTTCAAGTACTGATGTCCCATAAGGTAGTTTTCTATCATCACCCAATAAACGAAAATGAGCTATTTCCCAAGCGTTAAATTCCATGGCTTTATCTTTCCATTTAAATTTAACTTCTTTCTTTTTAACCTGACCACCCTCACCAATTTGGGTGTGTGGTGTCATCCCACCAATTTCATCACGTTCCATTTCAACATTTGTTAATTGGGAAGCTCCTAAAACACCTTTGGTTCTATCAATTTTAAGGTAAACAAAGTTATCACCATACTTACATGTGTTTCTTGTCCACATTTGTAAATTCGTATTAACATCTAATATATTTTCAAATAAATCCTCTAATATATTTTTAATCCTTTTCGATTCAGAACGAACGGTAATAACTTTACCTTGTTCATTAAGTGTACAAGATTCCTCCGACATAATATCCAAAGATGCTGAAATTTCAGGTGTAAACTCCATAGCTTCATAATCCATGTAAGACGCAATCCTACTTGTTTCGTAGTATACAGCTTTTTGATACAATTCACTATCCACTCTAGCCCATTGAGCTTGCATATGGTTTTGTTGTTGACCCTCTAATTTCTGTTTTTCGTATTCATCTCTAGATTTAGTGGTTATTAGGTCATCCTTATCAAGTGTGTATTTAGGTGTCCTTGGTCCGTTTCCGGTACCAAACATCGTAAATAATTTCTGATATACTGTTAAATTATCTTTTTTTGCCATTTGTTGTTTTAATGTTTATTTTATTATAAATACCCAGTTATAATAGTAAACACCATATTGTAAATGTGAATAACTAAGGTTTCTTACCTTTATTTTTAAATCCATACATACCACCAAAGACCCAATTATGGGGTGAATCAGCTAATTGTACCCGATTTACTTCGTTGTTAGCCATATAAAAATCTACGTTTCTAGATAATGTATCAACATCTGTTGAATCAGTACTAGTCACCACCCAACTCCCAACCATCGCCTTAGCTTGTCCCTTTGATTTTTCTAAATCTTTAAATGAACTCATAGCAACAAATAAAGCCATACCAATTGACATAAGTAAATCATCGTGGTACCCTTTCATGTGGTCGGGTCTACCATTGATGTATACAAAAGTATCCATCTCCATAAGTGCTCTAGCTGAACGAAGTTTAAATGTATCCATACGAACACCCTTTTCTAATTCCGATATAATAAGATTTCTGTTTTTTTGGAAGTTAAGACCTGGTAATTTACCATTATCCATGTGTTTTTGTAGTGACCTATTGTTCTCTAACGCATCAATACCAACCGTAATATCGTAGTATAGTAATTTTTTAGGGTAACCCAAGTCGATTAGTTTAAGTACTGTTGCTGCACCCCATCCACCTGTAATATCCACAACAATAAAAGCGTTGTATGAATTACCGTAGTGTGCACACATCTCACCAAGTACATCGGGTGCAACCTTACCTTGGTATTCAGCCACTTGATTACCTGTTGTGTAATCAAACACACATATACCAGCAGCATCCGCCGCTGAACCTGATGAAGCATCCGCCGCTAATATGTATTGATGGTCCTTAATTGGGTCTTCCCATATCCACATATTACCATCAAGCCACTCTTTTCTAATTGGGTCTTTAACATTATGTTTTTCCTGTCTCTTGACGTACTTATCATCAATAACGTTATCACCAGAACCTAAAAACGAACAATTATGGGTTAATATATTATTTGCGTAATAAAGGTTTCCATCAGCCACCTCTAATAAATCATATACATAATCATTATGTGTGATAATGGTGTTACTAACCACTTGGTAGTTGCCATCTTTTGTGGTTAGATAATTTTCAGTGGTTAATTCACCAGATTTTAATAAAACCCCATCATTGGTGGGGTATACATGGTTTTCAGTTGATTTAATTACCAACCCGTTCTCTAACTTTATTTCATGAACATATTTAGCATAACTCCGTTTAACACCGATGAAATCTTTATAACCACTGTCAGTTAAAACTTTATATTTAGTATTTTTTTTATTTTCCATGTATAAAATTAATGCATTTATTAACCATTAAATCTTTATTTTTCTTATAATCACCCTCACTAACAACCATAACCTTATAACCTAAATCATCTAATAGTTTATATCGTAAATTATCGGCATCAATCGTTTTATTATGCCAATAATCACCATCAAATTCAATAATCTTATTACCAACCTTAAAGTCGGGTTTAATACAGTGTTTACCAAGTTTAATTTTATCACTATCACGAAGGTTTATAAAAAACTCACCACCATTAGTTGCGTAATAAATGTTTTCTGTCACATTTATTCCATCCACCACATCATTAAATAATTCTTGTGATATTTTAGAAAATGTATCTTTAAATAATTTATCGGTGTTTTTATGTAACGTGACCATTTTTTTATTATAATATTTAAGGTATTTACCCTCCCACTCCGTACCGTATTTATTTTGGAACCATTCTTTACTATTTGTTTTCGTATTACCTAATTTATCACGTCTTTTATCACGGTGTGACATCCAATCATCACCATATTTAAATTTAAAATACTTCTCTGATGGGTATTTAGGTTGACATTGAATACAAAACGGTTGGAAATTATTTACATAATCAACATATACTGATTGTTTTTGTTTATATGTAACACCATTCCCACATTCACATTTAATTTTATCTATATTACCACCATGTTTAACTAAAAAAATTATTCTAGCCATTATGGATTTACTATTCTTATCTTTTAATTTATCTAAAGATTTTGTGTGTTGATAAACACTGTTATATAATAAACCATCACATGACATTAATTTACGATTACCAGACCGACCCATAAAATTAATGTATGTATCGTTATACCCTAATTTATTAATAGTGTCATCCATGTCGTAAACACCCATATCATTAACATGTTCTTTAATAGTCTCCCACCCTTTTTTAACGTAGTCAGTTTGTTGTAATTTTAGTTGAGTAACCTTACCCATGATTGATGCATATGTACGACCTAAATCGTCAGCCACACACTTTAAAGGTTTATGGTTAACATTTTTTATGAGATATTCAGTATCAACATCCGACCATCGTTTATAATTCATTATATAAATCCTCTATTTTTAATTCTTTTATTTCACCAGTGTTGTTATCCATCACTTTAATATAAGTATCACCAACGACACATAAAAGTTCTTGTGCTATTGAACGGGGATTGTGATTAAGGTCAGAACACATACTTTCAAACCAACCAGATGTTGGTGTAAAACCTTTTTCAATCATATCATCCCAAGTACTTTCAGGAACCGTACATTCCTTACCAGTATAATGATTAATATCACCACTACATGGGTCAAATATACTCTCAAGTACTTCACCAGACTTTTCATTAAGTAAATTCCATGTCATCCCATGTGGGAATAAATCATTTTTATTCCTACCATTGTAACGAGGGTCTTCATACCATTTCATATCAACGGTATTGTAGTTATTTTTCCCTAGTTTAGCTAGTTTATATGTTTTATGGTATAATGGGTCATACCCATTTGGTGTTGAAATTAAAATACATCTACCACCTGTTGATAAAGATGGTTGTGCTGCTTCATAGAATTCTTCCCCCCTACTACCCTCAATAAACGCTGCCTCATCCACAATTATGATTGATGGTGTGTAACCCCTCAAAGCATCTTTTGATGATGCCACGGCCTTTACTTCACTACCATTATGCATTCTATAATGTGAATCCGAATTTTTATCAGACGAAAACCAATCCTTAACATTTGGTGGTCTATATATATCCATCCATTCAGGTAGTTGTCTAGTAAAATCCCTAATTTTCTTAAGAAATTCCTTAGCTGTTTCCTGTTTATTTGCTGCAATTAGGATTTTATGTTTAGATTTTGGACTAGCTAATGCGGTTAAGACCGCTGCGTAAGCCGCTGTTGTTGTTGATATCCCAGCTTGACGAGGTTTCATCACAATATTGTGTCTATGGTCAATATAACCATGTACTAGTTCTTTTTGTTTTGGAAACAATGTGAATGGTACCTCACCACCTTGTGTTCTATCTTCAGTGTGTAGGTAACTCTCAATAGCATATATAGGGTCCTTAAGACACCTAGCTATTTCCAAAAGTTTTTGTCCTTTTGTTAAACTCATACCTATAAATATCTAATTGTGTGGAAAAGGTATTTATAGAATGTTTGTTGGGTATGTAAGGTGTAAGTCCCGTTAATCCGTAGACCTTATCCAACTGTTATAAGCTCCTGCCCGCCTTCTGATGGGGTGTGAGTCCAGTTATTCCGTATACCTCATCCAACTAGGTCAGATAAAAATTCAATGTTTGAGATGGTGTGAGTCCAGTTATTCCGTATACCTCATCCAACCACCTGGTTATAACTTCCTGAATTTCATTATAGTTAAACCCAAAACGAGACCCCAAAAGTGACCATATTTCACCATAATTAATATAACAACTCCCATTTTTTTTATCCTGATAATAAAAAAACAATTTTTTATCATTATCATCAACATAATATGTTTTATTACCATCAACAACTGGTTTTAAATCCCCAAAATTATCGATTAACCACGATAGTGGGGTTTCAAATCCCGATTGGTCAATCCAATCAAAGTTATCAATTTCCTCCTTTATTATTTTTCTAATGTTCATGTTTATAAATATCTATATTTTTTTAGTCCCGTTATTCCATAGACCTCATCCAACTTCACTTATTAAAGATAAGGTTGCAAAGTCGGTGTGAGTCC